CCACCGCCGGGGCCAATCTGCGCACCCTCGGAACCTTTGCCTCCAACCAGGCGGCCTCCATGATCGAGTCCGGGGTCATCGTTGATATCTATGGCAACAAACTGCGCGAATCCGCCAAGATCGTCACCACCACCTCGGTGGGCAATAACACCGGCACCTATGTGGCCAATGGCGCCCATGCCGTGGGGGCCACCTCGATTACCCTGAAAACAGGAACCGGCACCATCCTGGCAGGCGACGTGATCACCATCGGCACCAACACCGCCATCAAGTATGTGGTGCAGGTGGGCATTGCCGCCGCCGGGGCCATCACCATCAACGCGCCGGGACTGATCACCGCCCTGGCCGATGGGGCCGCTGTGGCCGTGGTCGGGGTGTGCGCCCGTAATATGGGATTTTCCCGTGACGCCATCCATCTCCTTTCCCGCCTGCCCAAGCAGCCGGAGGGCGGAGACTCAGCGGTGGATGAGATGATCGTGGTTGACCCGGTCACCGGCCTGCCCTTCCGGGTGGCCATGTATAAAGGCTACCATGCCAACCAGTTCGAGGTCGGTATTGCCTGGGGTGTCAAGGCGGTGAAGTCCGCCCATATCGCCCTGTTGCTGGGAACCTGATAAGCCCATGTCCATCCTCTCCAACATCGCCGAAGCCATCCTGCCCCTCACCGGGACGGATGGCTTCGGCCGGGAGCTGGTGGTGAACGGATCGCCGGTGGTCGGGGTTTTCTCGCCGAATGTGGCCGGGATTTCTGCTGATCTGTCCGGGGTGATGGTGGATCAATACCGGCTGGAATGCGCTTCTGCCGATCTTGTTGTCAAGGTTGGCAGGGAGCTTGAAATCGACGGGGATCGCTGGTTGGTGGTGGCGGTCTCTCCAGGCTTGCCTGGCCTTACCGATGCTATCCTGGAGAGGTTTTCCTGATGAACGATCTTGTCGCAAGCCTCAAGGTACTAACGACAGAGGCTGTTTCCTCTCTGTCGCTGCCAACTCCGGCAGGTGGTTTTTCTGCTCCGTCCGTCTTTGCCGGCGGATTGCCCAGGCCAACCCTTGATGATACGTCGCCAGCCCCCTACGTCATGCTCCGCGTCACCGGCGGCACGGATGACCGCTCCAAGCGCTTGCTTACCGCCCGTATCCTCTGTGCTATCTGGAACGAGGATATGGAGGCTGGAATTTCAGCCATCAACAACCTGACTGCATTGGTGCTGTCGCTCCAGCGACAGAAAGGTTTTACCCCGTACAAGCTCGATCTTCCGGCAAAATGGTCGATGGGTGACGAGCAGGGAGATCATCCGCACCCGTTTTATTTTTCAAACATTATTTTTCAGTTTTTAACCACCCCGGTCATCGGGGATAAATCGTAAAGGAGCACACCATGTCATACAAAGCATACTCTGGAACCGGGACGCTCTATATTGCCCCGGTCGATTCGTCCGGGGTCAAAACCGACGGATTCCGGCAGGTGGGTGATGCCTACCCGCTGTCCGTTCAGGTCGCCACCAAAAAAACAGAGGTCAAGAGCCGCATGGTTGAGCGGGCCGGGCAGGTCATTGCGTCAAAGATCGAAATTGACACCATCAAGGGAAGCCTGACCCTGCGCGAATGGAATGCCGCCAACCTGGCCTGGGCCTTGTCTGGAACTGCCACTGCCATGACCGCTGTTGCCGCTGATATTGTGGATGAGGCCATTACTGCGCCTCCACCTGGCGAGTTTGTCCAGCTGGGCGGCACCACCCCCCGTCGCAACATTTCCGCCGTGGTTGTTACATCCTCTCCATCGGGAACAACCTATGTCAATGATCTTGATTACGCATACGACGCAACCCTCGGGCTGTTCACCACGATTGCCGGTCGGCCGCTGGCTGCCGGGACGGTGCCGGTGTTGATCGATTATCACTATGCCGCTGAGACCGATTATAAGGTCACCATCGGCGACCAGGTTCAGATCCGCTGCGCCATTCTTGCTCATCTTTATGACGAGTTCCGGGGTGATCACTATACCATGGAGCTTGATTCTGTGGTGATGTCCGCCTCTCAGGAGATCAATTTTATTTCCGAGGAAGGCAGTGAGGGAGAACAGATTCAATTTGAGCTGGTGCTTGAAACCCTTTCCGGGGCGAGCAGTCCTGGCAGAATCAACGGCGTGCCGATGTAAGGAGACGGAATGGCCCTTAACGAAAAAGTAGAGATTGGCAAGCGTGTTTATACGGTTCGCGAGCTAACCTTGCAGCAGATTGCTGATTTAACTGGCAGCATGGAAGCGAACGCGACATCATCGCTGGTCGCCCTCTTGGGATCATGCTCGGACATAACGGTTGAAGAGCTGATGCCACTTGCTCCTTCAGAGCTTGACCTGGTTGTGGAGGCGTTAATCCGGGTAAACACCCCTTTTTTGCAGCAGGCCGCCAAAATCGAGGCAAAGGCGGCGGCGGCGGCACTGGAGCGAATGATCAGGTCAATTTTTTTGATTGCGTTTTTTCCCTCATCCGTTGCGGCCACGGAGTAAAGGTCTGGGATTATCCATTTTCCTTATTTTTGCAGGCGTTAAAGGGTTTACATGGCGACAGATAAATCAAAAATAGAAGTTCAGCTCTCCCTGGACGCCAAAGCCTTTGCCTCCAGTCTGGCTACAGCTTCCGGCAAGGTGAAAGGATTTTCATCTTCCCTGAAGACATCTTTGGCCGGGGCGGGACGAGAAGCCATGGCCGGTATCGAGACCGGTTTCAAGGCCGTTGGTGTTGCCGCCGCCGCTGCTGCTGCCGGTGGCATTTATGCCTTTGTCGGTGCCATGCGGGAAGCGGTGAATGTTTCCCGGCAAGTGCAGGGGTTGAACCTGGCCTTTGGGGCGATTACCGGCAGCTCAAAGCTGGCAGCAAATGAGCTTGAGTATGTGCGCAAGGTGTCAACCGATCTTGGCTTGAACTTCATGCAGACGGCGGACGCCTATAAGGGAATTTTTGCATCCAGTCAGGGAACTATCCTGGCTGGTGAAAAGACCCGCAAGATCTTTGAAGGAATTGCCTCGGCCAGCACCGCCCTGGGACTTTCGGCAGATCAGACAAGCGGCGCCCTCCTGGCAATTTCCCAGATGATCAGCAAGGGAAAAATTTCAGCCGAAGAGCTCCGTGGTCAGTTGGGAGAGCGTTTGCCTGGAGCATTCCAGTTGATGGCTCAATCCATGGGCGTGACTACGCAGAAGCTTGATCAGATGCTGCAGAAAGGAGAGGTCGGCATTGAAAACCTGATAAAGTTTGCAGACCTGCTCAATGAGAAATACAAGGCCTCAGCCACAGGGATAGACACCTACAGTAAGGGAGTCAACAAGCTTACCAACGAGTACCAGGGATTGCAGAACGAGATGGGCGGCATCATCACCAACAACACCTTTGTTATCGAGATGATGAAGGTTGCTGCATCGGCGTTTTCTGATCTGAGCAGATATGTAAAGGAAAATAGGGCCGAAATGGTCAACCTGGTCAAGGTCGGGTTTATGGCGATTGTCAGCGGGGCAGGATTTGTCGTTGAGGCCATGCGGTTTATTTATAACGGATTCCAGGGGCTGTCTCTGGCCGCCCACGGGTTTGTCACAATCTGGATAAAGGGGTTGGGGCTGATGGTCTCGACTATCCGCAACCTCCTGACCCCTTTTGACCTGCTCTTGCAGGGCATGGTCAAACTCGGCGCCATTGACAGCAACCCCCTCGAAGACTGGGAAAAAGCGATGGAAGGCCTTGGAGATGTCTCGGCCGAAGAATTTACTACCTTACTGACAAAGATCGAGGATGGAAACAGGAAGTTTGACGCCGCTTCAGGATTTGTCGAAAAGTTTCGGGAACAGATCGAAAAGATCCCGGCAGAGTACAGCGATGCCACCACCAAGATGGGCAAGGATACCGAAGATGTGTCTCAAGAGGTTGCGCTTGTCGGCGGTGTGTGGGTGCAGGTGAGCAAGGAGGCTGTTGCCGCCTCGGCAGATACCAAAAGAGCAATGATGGCCGATATTAATGCGATCTACGAGAAGATAAAAGACGCCCCCAAGATTGACTACGGCGGCGGCTCCAGTGCCGATGGCTATGCCACCGGCGGTGATCCTTTTCATGGCGGGTTGGCTGGCTATGGTGGTGGTGACCGCCGGATGATCATGGTTGAGGATGGGGAGCATGTTATCCGCAAAGAGGCTGTCGCTAAAATGGGCCATGGATTTTTTCAGCGGTTCAATCTTCTCAATTTTCCAAATCTTCAAAAATTTGCCACCGGCGGGCCGGTAGGCCCCAGCTCCTCCGGCGAGACTATCAACGTCAACCTCTCCTTTGGCAGCGGATCACCAGTAGCGGTAAAAACCGACCGGATCGGGGCCGCTGAACTTATCCGGCAGATGCAGCGGATGCAGAGGCTGGCATCATGACCGTAACCCTTGGCGCCATCACCCTCTCCGACAATCTGGTGCTTTCCGGCCTGGAGTCCTCAGCTGATATTGTGATCAATCAGCGGAGGACCTTGTCCGGGAACTCAGTGGTGCAGACCGGGCCGATGATTGGCGGCCGCACGCTGACCTTGCAGGGAGAAGACCATTTCACCCTGTCCCAGATCCAGGCGGTGAAGGCTATGGCCACGCTTGGACAGCCGGTAATCCTTAAGCACCATCGCGGCACCTTCACCGTGCTCATCATCGGCACACCGGTGGAACCCACCTTCGACCATGCAAACCCGGACGTAACCGCGTGGCACTCCGGGGAAATAACCCTTCTTGAGGTATAAAAACCATGACCATCCTTGATTCCGAACTGAAATGCTACAAATCCGCCACCGTCAACGATACCGCCGCCAATGGTGGCCGGATGTCGAACGTCCAGGTGATCTCCGGGGTGGTGCAGAATGTCTGGCCGCATGTGCTCAAAGCCGAGCGCGATGCGGGCTCCACAAAATATCGCAAGCTCTTTTACAAGGTGGCCAATGATGCCGATGAGACCTTATTCTCTGCTCAGCTCTATTTCGACGCCCCCACTGCTGCTGGTGACTATGTGGTGATGTTTGCCGGGACCCAGCGCAATACCCAGGCTGATATTACCGGCTCTGAGCGCAAGTACGGGGCAGCCAATCTGCAGACCAATGCCGTGGCTGGTTCCAATACTTTAGTGGTGACGGTCGAGGATGCCTCCCTGACTGCCATGTTCGTCAATGGCGACACCATCCGGGTCACCGACAAGCTGACCCCAACCTCAGCCACCGGCAACGAGGAACTCCATATCATCAACGGCGTGCCGGTGGTAGCCGGTCTACAGGTAACCATTACCACCACGGCGGTGCTGGCCAATAACTACACCACGGCTGCCGGGGGCCGGGTGATGTCGATTTACAATTACGGCGATGTCAAGTGTGTGGCCGATAACTGGGTGGAGACCGGGGCCGGGACCTACGACGAAACCACCTACCCGGTGATCTGTGACAATATCGGGACAATCGAGCAGACATGGACTCTGACCTTTTCCGACGCCACCAACTACACGATCTCCGGTGATACCGTTGGGTCTTTGGGGGCTGGGAGTATTTCCACTGATTTTTCCCCGCCTAATCCTGATTTTAGCAAGCCCTATTTCACCCTTGAGCATGAGGGCTTCGGCGGTACCTGGGCGGCGGGCAACACCATCGTCTTTCAGACCCACCCAGCCGCCGTGCCGATCTGGGAAAAGCGGGTAGTCCCTACCGGGGCCGGGAGTCTGGCTAACAACAAAGTCACTGCGGTCATTTCTGGAGAGTCTGCCTAAGCCATGCCCGAGACGGTTCTTACCATCAATTTTTCCAATCCAGTCCAACAGGATTCGGATGATTTTGTCCTTTTGGAACATGAACCATGGGATCCGTACATCAACTACCTGACCAAGGCTGGAGTTATCGGCTACCTCAACGCCAAGCTGTTCAATGCGCCGCAACCTGAAACTAACTGCGGATCATCTGACGGCTCGTACACTACCACCCTTTACGCCTATCCTTCACCTGCTGATCTGCCATATGCGGCCAAGGTATCATGGGGGGCTATCGGAGAGAGGATGGGAGGGATTCTGGATTACACAGAGGTGGTTCAATGCGATTTGGAAACTGAAATTAAGCCGAAATACCCGGTTGTTGCCATCACTTCCTACGATTGGATCGGGGACACTTATGACCACGAAGGCTCCTTGATCCCCAAACCGGAAGTGGTTGTAGGTAAAAATAGCCTGACCTTATCCCAGCCGGTCAACGGGACTTTGTTTGTCACCTACAAAGTGGTTCAGCATCGTTATGCTGTGGCAGTTTCTCCCAGAGACT